GTGGTAGTCGTAGCTACCGCCGACGAAGTTCTCCGCGTAGAACTGGGAGACGCCCATCTAGAACCACCTGCCGGGGACGTTGCCGCCGAGGTTGTAGATGTTGAACTCGCCGGAGGAGTAGCCAGCGTGGCGGAGGGGGCGGCGCGACTTGTTCGCGTCGATGATGGCCTTCTTCGAGGAGGTGTAGAGGGCCGCGAGGTTGTTCACTACCTCCTGCGGCCTCCCGTAGCGGATGGCGATGCGCTCGGCGAAGCCGTATTCGAGGGCCGTCTGGAACTCCCCGGAGATGTCGATGGTGTCGTTGATCGAGACCTGGGAGAACTGGGCGGAGTAGACGAAGCGGATCGCGGAGCCGGGCTGCGCGTCGCAGTTGAAGCGGATCGTCGCGCAGGGATAGGTCTGTTGGAAGCAGAACTCCAGCGGTGCCGCGACGGCCCCGACCGGGAGGGAGTCTTCGAGAATGTCCCGGAGGGCGACCTTGCGGGAGCGGACTGGAGAAGCGGTCGGCGTGGAGGAGTAGTAGAGCGCGTGGACGTCGGAGGGGCGGCACCCGAGGATGACGTCCGGGGCGGGGGTGTTGCCAGCCTCGCCGACGGTGATTTCGCGCTTCGGTTCGGTGAATGTGTATTCCGCGATGAGCTCGCGGAACGAAAATGCCGCTTCTTGGTTGAGGAAGCGGAGGAACTTGTTCAGAACGTCGATCCCGACGTTCGTCTTGTCGCCGTCGAGGGGTTGCCCGTCGGGAAGCATCCCGACCTCGCGAAAGCCGTTGACCACAATATCGCGCACGCGCATCGGCACCTCGCCGGGGTTGAAACTTTCCTCCTGGGTTCTCCTTCGGCGGAAGAGAGAGCGGTCGAACTCTCCCGCCGAAGGAGCCGGGCGCGGGAGGAACGCGCCCGGTTTTCACGGCACTGCCCGTTAGGTCGTGGGCAGGAAGACGGCGACCGTCCAGTTCGGACGGGCGGAGACCCAGCCGCCGACCCAGTCCCAACGACCGACTTCGCGGCCATTCATGATGTCCGGCCCGGCGGTGTAGCTGATGATCACGCCCTGCGGCACGTCATCCGACTCGCCGAAGTTCTCCGTCCCGGCCATCGAGAGGAGCTTGGTCTGCGCGGTGTAGACGGCCTCGCGAGCCCAGACGAAGCCCGTGAGGTAGGTCTTGCCAGCCACGAAGACCGAGTCGACCCCGGCGTTGGCGGCGGGAAGCGCGGAGACGTTGATCATCGGCTTCGAGGTGGCGTAGATGGCCTTCTCGAGGTTGACGGTGATCGCGGTGATGAGGCCGTCGAAGGTCACGTCGTCGGAGGTCACGCCGCCGACGGTGTAGCTCTTCGCGACGAAGTCGACGAGCTTGCCCGTGGAGTTGCCGTAGATGTCGACGGCGTAGACGCCAGCGACGTGGAAGCGGTGGCCCTTCTTCAGCGTGGTGCCCGAGGTGGGCGCGGTGCCGAAGGTGATGCCGAGCGCGGTCGCGCCTTCGGAGAGGTTGGCGGTCACGATCATCGAGGCGAGCTGGTCGCAGTCGCCCGCGACGTAGTCTTCGCAGTCGGGCGTCTCGAACCATTCGGCGGCGGCGAACTTGCCGAGGGCCGCGTCCTTCCACATGGGCTCGGAAATGCCGGAGGGGAGGAAGAGGTTCGAGATGTTGGTGGCCTGGCTCATCATCAGCGGGTCGATGACGCCGAAGAGTTCGGAGCCGAAGCTGCGACCCTTCTTCACCAGCGCGGGGGCGTAGCGGAGGAGGGAGACGTCGAGGACGCCAGCGGAGCCGACGACGACGGACGAATCAGCCTGCGCGATGCTCTCGGAGATGGCGCGCTTCTGGATGTTGCTTGCGAGGGCGGCGGCGTAGGGCCGGGCGACCTGCTTCGCGAAGTCCATGATGTCCAGAGAGCGGATCATCTGTTCCGCGCCGAAGGAGACGTGCCACTGGGAGACGGTCAGGGGCTTGACGCCGGACTGGTAGTTCAGTTCGGTGCCCGCGTTGATGGCCGCGCCCGCGACGACTTCGGGATAGTCGGGGAGGACGACGTTCACCGTCGCGCCGTTCCCGGCCCGGTAGTTGCGGTTCAGCTGGTTGGAGGTGTTGAGGAGGAAGACGGCCTTCTGGGGGAAGGCGAGAGCGGCGGCTTCCGCCAGCTCGTTGGGTTTGAAAATGTTTGCCATTGTAGGCTCCTAGATCGGGGTTTCGCTTTGTCCGCGAAACCGAGACCGAGGAGCCTATGGCGTATTTCCTAGCTCAAGCCGAGCAGCTGCCTTTGGCGTTCCCGGAGTTCCGCTTCGCGGCTTCCGTGACCAATGCCCGGAGCGTTGCCGATTTTGTTCGCGGAGCCGGAGGCGCGGGTGAGCGCGGGTTCCCGGCGGGTCTGCGTGGTCGGCGTGTCCTGGGCAGCCGGAGATTTCGTCTTGGATGCGAGGTAGTTCTCGATCTTCGCGAGGCGAGTCCCGACTAGGAGCTCGGAAGTCCCGGGCTTGAGCATCTCCTGCGCGCTCGGGTGCCGAACTAGGTGGAGCAGGAGACGAGGGCTCCCGCTTTCCACAATGTAGCGCTTGACCGAGGCGTCGAGTTTCAAATGGTTAAGTTCGTTTTGGAAGAGCTCGGTAGCGGCCTCGCGCTCCTCGGGGTTGGGGAAGTCCCGCTCCATCGCCTTCTGCCAGCGCTCGACGTTGGCGCGGTTGCGCTCCTGCGCCTGCGCAGCTTCGGCGGCTTCGGCTTCCCGCCTCTTGAGGAGGTCGAGGAGCTTGTTCTCGGCGCGGTAGTCGACCCACTCTTCGTCGGTCGCGAACTGCTCGCGCTCCTTCGACTTGGGTTCGGTAGCCGTGGCGGCGCTCTTCAGCTTCTCCTCGAGTTCGGCGATGCGCTTCTCGCTGGCCTCGATCTTGTCCCGATATTGCCGGAGCTTGATCTCGCTCTTCTGGTCGGGGCTCTTCTCCTTCCACCACTCCCCCCGCTTCTCGTCGTGGGTCTTCCCTTCCTTCGGCGCGGGCTTGGGCTCATCGACGGTCTTCCCTTCGGCCTCCTTCTCCGCGAGCTTCTCGAGGCGATCCTTGAGCGCCTTCGTGTAGGCGTCCTCGGTGGAGCCGACGGAGATCGCCTCTCCGCCGTTGGCGGCGGCGGGAGCGGGGTTGGACGTCGGAGCCGCCTCGGGAGCGGCGGCGGGCGTCGTTTCCGGGGCGGGGACGGTGGCGGTCTGTTCTGCGGTTGCGTTGGCTTCCATGTTTTCCTCCTTGGATGATTAGCCGTTGAGCTTCGCGAGGGCGATCTGGACTTCGGTCTCGAGCTTGGCGATGCGCGCCTCGTAGTCCGCCTGGATGCGGGCGATGGTGCGCTCGTTCTCGCCTCCCTGCTTCATGGCCTCCAGCTCGACGTCGTTGCGGTTGTTCATTTCGGTCTTCAGAAGGTCGGCCTTCGCCTTGACCTCGACGGCCTGCCGCTGGGCGAGCGCGTCGACGAGCTGCTGCTGGAGCTGGGCGATCTGCGCCTTCGCGGCCTCGTTCTCCTTCTGGAGGGAGGCGACCTGCTCTGGCGTTGGGGCGGCGGAGAGCGCCTTGACGCGCTCGATGGTCTCCTCGTCGAGGTCGGCGTCGATGTTCTGGAGGATGGCCGGGAGAACGGCCTGCGCGGACGCCGGAACCTTGTCGATGAGGGAGAGCATCTGGAGGACGGTCTCGCGGCGGACGGAGGCGGTGAGGACGCCAGCGTCCACGATGACCTCGAACTCGCCGGGCAGGAGCTCCGCTCCGTGGACGAGCTGGCCGTCCTTTCCTTCGACGTCTTTCCCGTCGTAGGTGGCGCGGAGGAAGTCGAGGACGACGCGCCCGGTGCGCTTGACTGCGGCGGCGAGGTTCTCGAAGATGGAGCCGAGGACGGCCTCGGAGGCGCGGGAGCGGGTGAGGACTTCCTCGGCGGTCATCTGTCGGTGGCCCTGGTCGTTCCCGTCCACGCCGACCCCGGTGATGGAGCCGATCGCGCCGATGTAGGAGCCGATGGCCCCCTGCACGTCTCCCAGCTCCACGGCGGAGGAGTGCTTCTGCGGGGCGTCGTGCTTGACGCCGTCGACGATGTCGTCGTAGGGCAGGACGGGCGGGTTCGAGTGCGAGAGGTTGGCCCAGTCCTCGCGGTGGTCTTTGATCGTGTCCCACGCCGCCGTCCACTCGGACTTCGTCGAGAGTGCGAGGCGCTCCATGAGGAGCGAGTTCGCGTAGTTGAGCGCCTTCTGCGCCCCCTGCGCCCGGTAGCAGAGGCCGACGGACTCATACCTCTTCGCCCCGGAACTCCAGGCAAAGCAGCCCTTCGCCGAGACGATGGGCACCTGCTTCACGTGGAGGCAGAACGGCTTTTCCGCGAGGACGTTGCCGATGGTCTTGTAGCACCAGCACTTGCCTTCCTGCATCTCGTAGACGGTCATC